TTGTGTAGATGCAATTTGAATATTTGCAGTCCATTGAGTTAAATTTTCCGAGTAAGTAAGTAAGTTTGTCCTTTGCGGTTCTACTAACAAACTTGGACAAGTACCGTTTGAGTAGTCAAGACGTGGAATGTTAAGTCTTGTTTCCGTTTTTTGGTAGTCTTTAGCGGTTGAGCCTTCGACAAGTTGAAAGCCCCATAAATATACTATATCGCCTATAGATGCAGGGTCAGGAATTTCACAACCTACGATAACGCTTCCGCTAATTGTGGTAGCAAACTCCACTCTTTGCCATTCTCCAGAAATTGTAAAAGTTTGAATAGCAGAACTGATACGAATAGAGGCGGTCTTACCAATAGACGAACCAACACCTTTGATATAAACAGAAGCTACATAACTTCCGCCATTACCTACAAAAGGTTGGTAAACATAAGGGTCTGAATCTGTAGACACCCATTTTGCAGCAGTCAAAGTTCCATCAGGTGCAGTTGCAAAGTTGTCTGTAAATGTTCCGCTTTTTGGTGTCCATACTGCGTTAGTAAACGCTTGCGAGTATTGCAATAGGTTGTAAGGCACTAACTCAACCAAGCCAGCAGAGTTAACTCTTGTTGCAGTTGTTGCTCTTGTTACGGACATATCGCCCGAACCATCGGATGGAATAACGGAGTAAAGTTTGCCCTCTTTGTATCCGTTTGGCGTTACTATTAAGGAAGCGGTGTCTAATAGGCTCATATTTCGAACTCGTTTAAAGTGGTTTCTAGGCACGCTTCGGCTTCGAATACGCCACCCGTTGTATTAATTCTGTCTATAAATATATCAATTAAATCAGCGTTTGCTTGTATCTGTAACGCTAGGGCTTCAATCCAAGACCCGTTAACTGGACCAGTAGCCCCAAAGTCAAGGGCTAGCGCTTGTATCCACGCCTCGCCTTCTGCTTTGTTTACGTTAAAGAAGTCGCATAAAGCTTCTAGCCAAGTGCCGTTTTTAGTTTGTGTAATGCCGTAATGCAAGCAAATGCTTTGCCATAAGTTGCCGTCTACGTCTGGTGCTTGTAGGTCGTGGGCTATAGTATGAAGCCAAGACTGGTTATAAATTGCCATAACAATATTAAAATTAATTACCTTCTTGTTTAAGTGGTACTGCGCAGTCTGTCCAGTTGTTTACGGCAAAAGTTGCAGTCATTACCCACCCAGCCGCGTAGTCTAGTAAGTCGTTATTAAGTGGGTTAAAATTAGGCGTGTCTACTAGGTCGAAGTTATAGTTATTCGAGTTTATAAAGTAGGTGTAAAGGTCGTATAGAATTTGCTGGCAGTCGGACAGAATTACGTTAATGTTTTCGCGGTCCTTCTGTATAATATCGAAGCAGTAAATTTCTAGTATAAAGTCGTTCGTGTTTTCGGTTGCTATGGCTGACACGGGAACTATAAAAACAATAGGGTACTTTTCGTCTTTTGTGGCGAAGTTGAACATTTGTTCTTTGAAGTCCGAACCTACTTTCTTAACTTGAACGTGGTTGTCGTAGAAGTCTGTAATTTCGTTTATAAGTGCTTGGTAACTTGTCATAGTTCAGAACCTTTTTTGATTTTATCTATTTTGTTTTGTGTGCTAGTTATGTCTGTTTCACTTACTACAGCTTGAACTACTATATTTTGGTTCGTGTTTGTAACGCTTTGCGACGCGCTAGCTGTGTTAAGTTGGTTGCCTTGTCCGAATAAGTTAACCATAGGAACGGCGGCCGCTGTTGAAGTAGTGCTACTTGTACTAGACGGGTTCGAACCACCACCAGAAACACTACCAGCTGGGTTACTCAAAAGCTGTTTAGCCTTAACCATATTGGTAGTAATTTGTAGAATACCACTAGCAAACTGCGCCGCACCAGCTAGACCCGCTGTAACGCCGTTATATGCGTTAGCGTTTGAAGCCGCTACGAGTGAACTAATAGCTTTTGCTGTGTCTATACCAATTTGCACTAGCGCGCTAGCCTTGTTAATCTTTTCTAGTTTCTTTTGGTCGTTTGTTACTAAAGTTGCTAGGTTTGTAACTGCGTTAGCGTAGTCGCCTACCGTACTTATTTTAGCGTCGCGTACTTGTTTAGCTGTTTCTATTTCTGCTAGTGCTTTGTCTTTTGCTTCTTTAGCCGCCTTGTCTTGAATAGCTTTAATTTCGTCCGCTCTTTTCTTTTCTAGTTCTATAGTATCTAGACCGTATTGTTCAGCTACAGCTATCAATTCAAAGTAACGTGTTTGTATTTCGTCTATCTGGCGTTCTGTGTCAGACATACGTAACAAACGCATTTGTTCTTCGAAGTCTTCTTGTTTCTGTAGCTGTACGTTTTCGTTATCTTTAATTGCTTGCGCTATTCTAGCTTGTCGCTGTGTTTCTGCTAGGGCTTGCGCTTCTGCGCTTTTATCTAGTTCGGCTTGTTTCTGGCTTTCGTATAATGCTGTTAAGCGTACCTTTTCCGCACCCGTTAAGTTTTCGTTTTTCTTTACGTCTTCAATTAGGCGCTTATACTTTTCATTTACGGTTGCTATTTCTCGTTCGCTATCGTTTGCTATCAAACCTATTTCTATGTCCCTAATAGTGCGCTGTGCGTCTAGTCTATTTTTAGCGTAAGCCTTCTGTGCTTCTAATCTTTTAGTAGCGTTTTCTTTAGCCTTCTGTGCTTGTTCTGCGTCGTCTGCAATTTGAAGTAAGCGCTGGTCTTTGCGTCCGTCTGAAAGTATTTTCTTTTCAGCTTCCATTTGTTCGCGTAATTTCTTACGGCGTTCTAGGTTGTCTTTAGAAGCTATCTTTTGTAGGTAAGCGTATTCTTTTTCAGCGGACCTTAAGCGGCCTTCTGCTTCTTTGTTAATTGCTTTGCTCTTTGCTATTTCTAAATTCGTGGTGTCCTTGCCAGCGGCTTTAGCTTTGGCTATTTCTATGTCGTATGCGCTACTTATTTTTTCCGTTCTTTTCTTTGAACTTTCTGCGGCCTTTTCGTTAGCGGCTTGCATCTTTTTGCCGTTTTCTTCTGCGGCATATTGCGTAAGTCCTAGCCAGTCTGTCAGTCTTTTGAAGCCGTCAATAATGGCGTTAATAGGTATCATTAAAATATCTAGTGCTTTTTGAAGTACGCCTATTTTGTTTAAGAATACAACGATACCAGCAACGATAGCAACGATAACAGCGGCCAATAAAAAGATAGGGTTTGTAAGTATTTGCGCGCCTAGCTTTACGAAAGCGCCGCCCAAAGTTTTTACCATTCCCGTAATACCTTTAAGCGCACCAGAAATGTCGGCTTTGCCTATCTTACCTAGATTGCTTGCGAAGACTTTAGATTTTTCGCTAGCTTCTTCGAAGTCCAAAGACATTAAGCTAGACTTTATCCCGTCGAATGAGTTGCTAATCTGTTCGAATTTAGACCCAGAAGCGAACACGTTTACCGCGTCGTTAGCGTCTTTAATTCTATCGGTAAGTTCCCCAGCCTTTTTAGCTAGGGCTTCCATTTGTACGGGGTCTGTAGCCGCCGCTATTTCAGCTTTTAAGCTTCTTAACTCGGCCTTCATTGAGCCAACGCCCGTAAGTTTTAAAGGAATTTGTACTTCATTCATAACAATATTAGCCTTTTAGTAGGTTCGAATTTCTAGAGTTGTGTTATTAAGTATGTCGTCGTTATGCTGGTGGTTCTGTGTGTTGGTAGTTTTTACTACTATATGGCCGTCCGTGTTTATGTATGCGCTATTTAAGTGGTCGTGTTCGTTACTATTGATTATAACAAACGTTGCCAACTGGTCTAGCGGGTTTACGGGAACACCTTTATAGTTTCCTTTTAGTGTTCTAGACCAAGTTACTACACCTATGTTATTAGCTAATATAAGGGCCGTAGGCGCAGCCGTTCCTACTTGGGTAAGGTTAGCTATATACGACGTGTTTGGCGTGGCTATGCCGTTAATTCTAGGCGTAATTATTCCGTCTTCGTTTAGCGTTTTGTCGTCGCCTATAACCACACCCCTAACGCCTTGCGCTACCGTGTTACGTGTTCCATAAACTGCAACGTCCGAACCTTCTAGAATTACGTTAGTCGTAGCCATACGCGAAGTATAGACAGAAGATAAAGCTACTTGCGTTGTTACGCTAGGCGAAGTAGTACCGCTGTTGGTAATGAACGGCGCCAGTTCTAGTTCTGTGTCTACGCTTATAAGTTCGACTTTTGTAAGGCCTTCGATATTGGCGTTATAGTCTATAACCTTGTTAATGTTCCACCACGAATTGTCTATGCGTATTTTGTCATTCAGTTTTAAGTTATGAATGTCCGCTTCGTTTAAGTGGAAAAACGCGGTAAGCATTTTACCTTCATTAATCTGGTTAATAGTACGACGCCAGTACATATTATAAAGCGTGTTATTAGTAAGGCTTTGAAGGTCGTAATAATAGAAGTCGTTAACCCCGAAGTTAATATCAAAGCTTGGCGTAAGCGCGTCGTCAAAGTGGGTAATAGCTGGGTATGTCTGTATGTCGTAAGTTCCAGTTTGCCCGCCGTCAATTAGGTTGTAGAACCCGCAAGCTTTAACTCCGCCGTCGTATAGTATGCGTATGTTTGTCTTTGGCGCTTGTCCGTCAATCATTGGCACAATAGCCCCGAAAGGTGTTTGAGTTATTGGCGTAGGGCTAAAGATTATTTCTTTGGTGTCTATGTCGCGGACATACTCGCTATTGAAAATGTATTCTTGTTGGCCGTAAACTTCTCTAGTAGTGTCGTAGTAAAGTACGTTAGGACTGTCTTTGTCTTGTTTGTAAGTTAAGATTAAGCGCTTGCTACTTACGTCTGGCAGAAACTCTAGATTTTGTTCTCGGTCTTTTGCTAGTTTATACGTCCAGTCTTTTTCTGTGCCTTCGTCGTAGTATTGGTCACGGTGTTTTAGTATAATGTTAGTAGGCTGTTCTGGGTCTACGTCTGCGAATAAGTTGTACATAGTAAAGATTGACTTCACAAAGTCGCTTTGCTTTATCTTTTCTGGTACGTACTCATTCATATTCAAGAACCCGCCAATAGGTTGGGTGTTCGTGTTCGGTAGTATTTCTATTTTAACGTCTAGAATATCTAGGTTAATATCTACTTGCGCCGCCACGCCAGCCGAAGTTCGCCACTTGTTAGTTGGTTGCCAGTTAGCCGCTAGACCAGTTGCAAAGTCTATAAGCGTTCCCGTAGGAATGTAACCAGAAGGGCTAGTTATTACCGTGTTTGTGTAAGTGCCAAAAGTAGTAAGTCCGCTAGCTATGTAGGTGTTTACATATACTGGCGTTAAGTTTCCGTTAGTACCTTGTAAGACTGGGTTTCTAGCTTTGACAAATGGCGTGAAAGTTGCGTTACTTGGGAACGTTCCTATAAACGGACGTACGGGGCTAGCGCTGTGGTTAAAGAAATTAACTTCGTATGTTATAGTTACGTTGTATTCATAGCCTTGCGAAGCTAGCGGGTCTGTGTCTGTAGGCGCTGTGTAAATTCCCGTCGCTGGGTTAAACAAGTTCTGCGCGTCTAGTACTTCTGTCCAGCTATCTATTTGTTCTTCAAATGCTGTGAAGCTACCGTTTGTTGGCTGTCCATAGTTGGTAGTATAGGCCGCGTTAGCTATTACCTTGTAGTCGTCCCAACCTATTTGGTTTTCGTCTCCGTTGTAAGGAATGAGTAGCTTGTCGAAGCGGGCTTCTGTTAGGCTCGGCCACGTGTAAGTAAAACCAGCGTTAGCAAATATCCTATCGAAGTACGTCTTTGCGTAGATAGCGGGCTTAAGTTGGCGTATATGGTAGTTATTTGTACCAGCTTGCGAGTATGGCAGAACGTATTTAAAGCCATTTGCTTGCGTATGTCCGTACGTTGCTATAATAGTACCGCTGTTTGAAAAGTGGTTTAGGTCGCTAAAGTCTATGTCTGTTAGTTCGGCGTTGGTAATGGCTGTGAATAACTCCGCTTTCGTGTCCTTTATTAACACTTCATAGTTAACAACTTGTTCGTACGCCGCTGTAGTCTGTGACTTGTTCACGCTTACCAGTTGTAAGATAGCGTCTTCTAGAATTATAACGTCGTTTTGTAGTACTTGACAGCGTGTAATCTTTGTAAGGTCGAACGTTCCCGCTTGAATGTTTACGTCGTAATAGTGGTTTAAGATGCGGTTATTGTTGTCGGTTGCTGGCAGTACAATAGTCTTCGAGAATGTCCCCGTTCGTTTGGTTATGTCGCGTATTTCGCCAACTGAAAAAGTAAGCGGGAAATTTACGTCTGGCCTAACGTCAAGAATACCGCCTAGCACTTCGTTACCGCCTAGCGTCTTTAGAAAGTCTACGCAACAAGTTGCCGCTTCAAACGTACCGCCGTCGTTTAATACCCTAGCTTGAAAACTACCTACTAGGGTGTCTATTGAGGTCGTGCCTTCTAGAACTATCTTAACCATTTATTACGTCGTTATTTGAGTACTTAACTACTATCGTTTGTTTGATTAGGTTTTTGTTACGTTGCTTGTAGACTTCGTAGCTGTTTGTCGTTATAATAACTGGCACGTATTCTGTGCTTGTTACTAGCGGGCCGTCTGGACAAGTGTAGGTAACACGCTTAATAAAGCATTGGGGGCTGGTTATAAGTTCTTCGAAGTAGCGGGCCATTTCGTCAGTCATCCAGTTTGTATTTAGCTCTAGCGTTTTGGTCGTGCTTACTTGGTAGGTGTTAAAGCCAAATTCGTGGGTGTCGTATTTCCATTGGCCACCAGTTACGAAGCCTTGCACGTCTTTGTTATATTCGTCGCGTTGCACTTCGCCACGTTCGTAGTTCTTAAGCTGAAAGGCAAAGCTAGACATTGAGCCCATTCTGTCCAAAAAGACTAGGTCTACTTCTTCGATGCTTTCGCGTCTGTCTATATCTACGCGGTAAACTTCGGAGTCTTGGGCGCTACCGTCTTCGTAGTAAAATTCATAGTAAGTTGTGTCGTCTTTGATTAGTGGTAACGTTCCAGTATTAGGCGTAAGCGTACCTAGATTGTTAGGGCCTACAGCTATTCCTAGAATAGTTCCAGTACTTACCGTGTTTTTGTAGAAGCTTTCGCCGTTGCTGTTTATAAATACTATTTTCTTACTTGGCTTTGCTTTAGCGTTTAGCCAAATGTCTTGACCTAGCGTAGCGTAAAAGTTTGTTTTCGGTTGGTTGGTAAGCCAAAGCTTTGAAGGGTTGTTAAGAACGTAGTCTGTTTGGTCGTAGTCTGGAAAGTCGGCCCAACGGAAAGCCCCGTTAAATACTTGTTTGCCGCTTAAGTCTGTAATATCGTAGGTTGCTATTTTGCGGTTATCTGCGTAAGTTACTACGCCGTCTATTGCCGCGTTAGTTACGCTGGTCCAAAGTACGCCTATTTCGAAGTAGGTACTAGTAGCGTTGGTTACTACGTGTAAGCCTTCGACAAGTGGGTTAGCCGCCCCGCCGTCAGCTTGTACTATGTTAATCTGGTCGCCAGTCGTAAAGGTGTTGTTAACGTTCACGCGTACATAGCCACCCGAGTTACTTAATGAACTGCCATAACTAAACTGGGCTACGTATTCTTCGCCTACTTTAACGTCGTATTGAAACAAGCAATTTGTAGCTACGTAGTCTGTAGTTACATTCGGTTCGAAGTCCCAGCTTAAATAGCTAGTAAGGAATTTAGATAGGTCTTGTTCGCCATAGCCGTCTAATATTCTAGGTAGGGTTTTAAAACGTCCTATGCGAGTAGCCCCGTCGTAAACGTCAAAGATATACTTGAAGCCGTCTAGGTTTTTGTTGGTGCTGTCAATTAAAAACTTTACTTGGTTAAAAGCTGGTGTAAAGTCTTGGGGTTGTGCTATTGTAGTTTGTGCCATAACAATATTAATTTAAGCGGTCCGTCTTTATTTAGAAAGCAAAATAGCTGTCGTCTGTAAAGTACTGCTCTTTAATGTAGGTAGTCGCGTACCTTACGGCGTCCATAGCATCGTCGTATAGCTTAACTGGTTCGTCCGTTATTTGGTCGCCTATCTTTTTCCACTTGTAGTTTTGGTATTCCTTTTCTAGGTTCTTGTCTGCCATAGCAAACACGCCGAACGTCTTAACGTTGTCGATACCTTTCTTGACTACCTTGTTTGCGTTCTGTACGTTGTAGCCCGCGTTATTCATTTCGGCAATTATTTCGGGCCGTGCGTAGTCGGCTATTATTTCCGTTTCCTTTTCGACGTCTAGGCTAGCCATTCGGTCTATAAGGTTGGTAGTGGTTAGGTAGCTTTCGTAAATTACTGGTTCTATGAATATGTCTTTTTCGTGCCAGTACACGCGCATTAAAGCGGTGGGGTGGTTATAACCAAAGTCTAGCCCATAGACAAACTGCGTGAAGCGTGAGGGTCTGTGAGGTAGGAATGTCCAGTTTGAGTAGATATTACTTTTGCTTATAGCGTGTTCGCCTAGTGCGTAAATTTGATATAGCGCTTCGTCTGTACGTTTCAAGTCTTCAATCTGGCGTTTGATGCTGTCGGGTAAAAAGGGGTTATCCTTATACGTGCTTTTGATTAGTATGCTTTCGTCTTTTGGTAGTTCGTAAAGCCAGCTTGTACTATCCGAAGGGTTGTAGTCAAAGATTAACTTGTTTTCGGTACGCATATTCAGCTGGGTAAAGTCGTCGTGGAAAAGTTCATTTGCTTCATTACACCACGCTATGTCGCGTTTACGCCCTCGTATCTTTTGCTCGTCGTCAACACTAAAGAACTCTACTATAGAGCCGTTAGGAAAGCTGTAAATATGTTCGCTCATATTGTGGCTAGCCTTGTCGTAGATACCCGCTTCTTTAAGTACTTCTAGAAAGTCGCGCATAGCTGTAGCACGTAGCGCTGGGAATGTCTTACGAATGATTGAAACTACTTTGTGCGGGTTCTGTAGACAGTACACCATTATAAGCTGACACAGCGAGTAGGTCTTACTAGAACGGCTACCACCCTCGTTAATGATAAAACGCGCCTCATTACTATAAAGCGCGTCGTAATTACGTTCAAAGACTATCGTAGACTTTAGTTCCATTACTCTAGTTCTTTGGTGTCGGGTCTAATAATAGAAATTTTTATTTCGTTTATGTTTTCGCCGTTGCTGGTTACGTCCGTCTTTTCGGTGAGGTTATTTAGACGCTGTGTAATTGACGGGTTATATTGGCCAACCATACCGCCTTCTATTTGGTCTTGGCGTATTGCTTTCTTTATACGTTGGCAGACCCCGCAATAATCTTCGTATGCCCCATTCGTATTTCTAAAGTAGTGGTCTAGTGTTACGCCTTGTTCATATCCCCAAACCTCAAAGCCTTCGTATGTAAGTGGAACGCGTAGCTTCTCTTGAACGACTTTACCGCTTTGTAGGGCTTTGTCTATTACTCTTGGGTTTGAGTGTACTTTGTCCTTGTATGCTTCGAACATTTCCCATAGCTTTTCTGGGGTTTCTATGTATTTATGTTTTCCCATTTGTGTTCGTGTTTTTAAAGTGGTCTAGAAATTGGTCTTCTGTTAGTTCTTCTACGCATAGTAAAGTAGGCATATCTGAAAGGTACACTATAACGTGGTTTTCGTCTTTAGCTAGTTCTTTTTCTATGCACTTACCCAGTGCAGACATTCTGTGGCCCATATCTAAAATGTAAAAAGGCATTACTTCTTTTTGAGTGACTTAACGTAACGGCTTAAGGCTTCGCGTTTGTGCGTTTCCCATACTCTATTACATACGGCATAACGTTGGCTTTCTTCTGGAAATGCTCCTACGCTTTCTTCGTCGGCCATACAGCGCTGTAAGAACTTGTCTTTACCTTCGCCTTTAATTGGTTGTGGCATTTTTTCTGCGTTTTCGTGTTTTCTTAATAACTGGCTTTGGTTCTTCTACAGCGTCAGCTTGCGCTACTTCTTGGTCTATGCCCGTGTAGCTAATTGTTTTGGCTTCTGGTTCGAATAAGTAGCCTAGCCCTATGCTTTGGTAGTATGTAAAGCGTTTGGGGTCTATTTTGTCTACTTCTACTCGGCGCTGGCCTAGTACGCTATCGTAAGTAATGATAGTTTTGCCTTTGTGTTCGTCTTTAATTTTCATTTTTCGTGTTTTCAATAGTTTCTATAATCTGCGAAATGCCACCAATAGCAACCAGAACGCCAGTTGCAAAAAGTGCGTGTTTAAATTCAGCTAGGGCTATTAATACACCTATTGCCGTTATAATTACTCCAGTTGCTATGTTCGTTTTACTTGACATATCTATAACTATATTCGAGTTCGCGAAGTTTTTGTTTCAAGTTCCTAATCATATAATGGGCTGACGTTCTAGGAATGTCGAAAAAGTCGGCCATAGCTTTAGCGGTTTGGCGTTCTTCTATGAAGTAAGCTTCTGCTATCCGTTTTTCTACTGGGTCTTTAACTTCGGACATATATTTCTGTATGCAGTACTTGCGTAGGTTGTAGCGGGCTTCTATTTCTATCTTGTCTAGTATGTCCGTGTCTTCGGGTTCGTCTACTATAATAGGTTCTTGGCTGTGGCAGTCGTCTTGTTTGTGGCTTAACGACGTGGGCCAAAGTATCTGCATTTTTATACTATTAAGTAGGTAGCTTTTTACGCTGTTTTCGTCCGTTTTTTCGGCTTCTATAGTGACGACGTGTAAATAGGCGTTATTTATAATCGTGTCCGCCTTTAACATTGACAGCTTAATATTCTTGTAATTGTTATAAGACGTCAATAAGTGGTTAGTGTAGCGCCTAACTTCGTCGTAATTCTTACTTATGTAAGTGTCAAGCGTTTTTTTGATACCAGACAAGGAACTCATTATAAAATTTTAATCTGTCTGCCGTTGCGCATAGACAGCCGTTTTCTTGTTTGCCCGTAACCTTTACCCTAATCTTTTGAAGCTTCTTTAAGTGTAGCTTACTTAATCTGTTGGGGCTTACTTGTTCTAGTAGTCCGTCTATTTCTAGTTTTTCAGCTTCTGTAAGCATAAGTCTATAGCGTATGTTGACAAACTAACCAAACACGCGACTAGAAACTGGCCAGAAAGTAACCACGTAGACCAAAAGCCAACGCATTTAGGACAGCCAAAAGCGGCGTGTATGTAAATTGTAAAGGAATTAAGCGGCAACTTACTGAAAATGTAGTCAAGTAATAGCTGTATCGGTTCAAACGTTACCAGAAACCAGCCTAGCGCTATGTAAAATAGTATTTCCATACTCAAAAGTAAGGTTATTTATATTTGTATTTCAACAAGTTGTTAACAAAAAAGCCCCAATTAAGGGGCTTCTAGTAGTAGTTAGTAGTTTAAAGTTCGTGACGTATTAAATACTCGTCTAGTTTTATGGCTGTCTTTAACGAAACGTCTTTACCTTGTAGGAAATTATCAATTTGAAAGTGGTGAAACTTACCAGTATAGGCTTTTATTTCTTCTGCTATTTGGTTACGTGTTTTGTACCTTAAAACCTCGCGTAATTTGTTACGTAGTTCTGTGTCATTAATGTTCATAACTTTTAAAAAGGTAGGTCGTCGTTTGGTACTAGCGGCTTGTGTTCCATTTTTTCGGGTGCTACGTACGGCTCGCTGAATGACAGCGAAAAGAAGCTTTCGCCTTTCTGTGTTTGCTTAACCCATACCGCAACGTCCATTTCTTTACCATTTACTACGCAGTTGCCCTTATAGTCTGGGTGGTTAGGCATTTGCTTGTAGTTGTTTTTAAAAATTGCACCAGAATTATTTTTCTTTTCCATTTTTAGTTATTTAAGTACATATAAATTCTTACAATAATAGACAACATTGTTACGCCTATTAAAACTTTTAAATAAATTACTGTCTTGTTTTCCATTTAGAATATATTAAAAATTACCGACAAAGTTACCGCTGTCAGTATTGCGGTTATTAAAATCATTGTGCCGTATGCAGATAGTTCGTTTCTGCTTTTATCTTGGCGGCTTGGCTTCCATTCTTTTTGCTTCATATCTTTTTGTAGTTATCTGCCGTGTCTAGGTAAATTTCCCATTCTTTAGGCGTGTAAGTAGACATTACTTTAAATTCGTCTTCTGTTAACTTATTGGTTCGATACTTTTCAATTCCTTTCGTGTACTTCAGACGGATAGTAAAGGTTCTGTCCCAAGTGTTTGGCTTTGCTATTAGTTCGTAACTCATCTTATTCTGATTTAGTTAGTTCGTGTTTTAATTGCTTCACGGTAGCCATTACTGAAAGCTTCTATTTCTACTAGCGTTATGTCCTTTTGTATGCGTTCAAGGTACAGCGTGGCGTCCATAAGTTCTTCTTGTAAGTGGGTTATCCAGTCTGTTAACGTTAGGTCTTCACGGGTTAATGGCGTGCCGTATTTTTTTAGCCCCGTGTTTGAGCGTTCGACGTACTTTGCTAGCACGCTTTTTACTACTTGGTCTTCTACTTCTTGTTTCATAGGAAATTGTAAAGGGTGTTATAATACTCGCGGCATAGTTCTACGCGGTCTTTTATTTCGGTTATTACTTGTTCGTCTTTTTCTACTTCGAAGACTTTAACGCGTCTGTTTAGCGGTATATGGTCGAATACGTGGCGCTTTAGTATTTCGTCGCGAAGGTCTAGGTCTTCTTCTAAAAGATGAGCGTTCCAGTGCGCGCGTCTTATTTCGTCTTCTACCATTTCTATAGGGGTGTTAACTAGGCAGTAAACCAGTAGCGCTTTTGTCTTACCCGTAAGTTCTAGATAACCTTGAAGCTGAAAAAAATAGTCCTTTGTAGGAATTTCTGTAGCAAAAAACGGAAAAGTAGTGGCGTCCCAGCTAGACTTTACGTCTAAAAGTACGTCGTCCGTGTTTACGTCTGGCGTTCCAGTTAAGAAGTCGTTTGTAAAGTGTTCTTCGTTTTTCCAAATTAGGCCTAATTCTAGCGCTTCTGCGGCCATTTGTATAGCCTCGCCTTCTACTATGTTACCTTTGTCTGTATAACGGCTGTAAAACGGCTTAATTACGCCGTATTTCGCACGCAATACTTCTTCTTCTATGTAGGTTTTAGCCGTTTGGCTTAATAACTCCCCTTTTGTACGGGGGTTTGTCATTATTTTACCTATTGCCGAGCATCGTATTTTAAAAGCAGTCATAGGGCGTTAAGCATTTCTGTTTGTGAATCCGTTAATTGAAAGGCGCTAGTAATCTTTTCTTTGGTTACTTTGCCGTCAGCTATTGCTTTTAGTGCGTCTTGAAAGCGTTTAGCGTCTATGCTAGGTAGTTTCTTTACTTGTTCGCCGCTTGCGTCCGTGTCTTTATCCGTCACAAGGCCGAGCGCGGACGAAATGGCATAACGACGAAAATAAGAACAGCCAGCCCCGAACGACTGGTAGTCATTCATTCCCTTTAACTGAACGTAAGGAATAGCGCATTTACTTTCTAAACTTTCGCCACTTTCACAATGAAAAATAATAGTAGTAATGTAGTTCGTGCTTTCGTCTGACGTTAGTACTTGGGTAAAGCCTAGCCCGTGTTTTTTTAGAAGCGGGTTAATTACTTCGAAAATCTTTGGTAAGTCAGCGTAGGAATAGCCAAAGCCTTGCGTTCCTTTGTGAATTACTGGTACTTCTTGCTGAAAAGCCGCAAGCGCTGTAAATAAATGTTTCATAGTGTATTGTTTTTAAACGTTATTTATATGCAAATATATACATATTTTTAATATACAAGCAAATTATTTTATTTTAACAGTTGTTTTTTTAAGTCTTCTATACTCAAAACGTCGTTAAGCTTGTAATTTTCTATTTCATAAAGGTCAGCTTTTGTTACAAACGTAGTGCTATTGGCTCTAGTTCTGGTTGTTCCTTTAGGGTAAAACTTTCTACGTTCTTTAAATGTCGTTTTATCTAGCCAACCGCAAACAGTTACTTCGTTATTTGACTTGTTGTAACTGCAAAATATGTAAATGTCCGTTTCTAGGTAGTCTTGTAAAGCTATAAAGTTGTTTATATACTCTGGTCTAGCTTCAGAAGTACGGCCCATAGTCTTAACGTCTATTTTTTTTCCGTTATATACTAGGTCTGTTCCGCCGTCAAAGCCTTGCGAGCCGTCTACGTACCCTTGTTCAAATAGTTGCATTACTACATTTTGCCCTATTACGCCAGTTAGTTGCTGTTCTTTAGTTCCGTTTGCTTCTTTGCGCTTACCAAATTCGTATATGTCTACTTCTAGCTGGCTGTATGCTAGTATCTGGTCACTTACTTTTATTTTGAACATCTTTTAGTTTTTCTTTGTAAATGAATATTATTTCTTGTAGTTCGTCGGCTGTGTACTTTCGTGTTTTGTGCGCCTTTTCGTGTAGTTCTATTAACTTGTCTGCGCCTATACGCTTTTCTATGCCTATCTGGTAGTTCAATAAGTTTCCGTGTTTAAATTGGTTGCACGCTACGCATTGGCCGTGTACGTTGTTTTCATCGAAAGTGACAGCTTTGTGTCCGCCAGAACTAAAATAGTGGCCAGCGTCGAATTTAGCGCCTAGTTTTCCTTCGCAACTTATGCAAGGTTTGCCTTTGTCCCTTTCACGTATGTAAGTATTAAAGACTTTCTGGGCTTCTTTGAGCCAGTCGCTAGTAGTTTTTAGTTCGTTAGTCCATTTCTTCTTCGTGTTTTTCCAGCTAGCCGTCTTTACTTCTTCTACAAATGACTTAATACATTCGTCTTTTAAACAGTATTTGTGGTTAAAGCGTATAGGCTCGAACTTTTCTTTACAATTCTTACAGCGTGGCATAGTTAAAAATTACTTGTTTGTACTTCTGTTTCTAGTTCTTTAACTCTACGCATCAATTCAATGTTACGGCGGGCTAGTACGTTGTTTTCACGGCTTATTGCTAGCGCGTGTTCGTATAGGTCTGTAAACATTTGGTAAGCTTCTGCTAGTTCCTTTTCGCTTTGTAGTGCGCCAGTTATGTAAGCGGTTGCTTCTGGTCGTTTGGTTTCTATGTCGTTACGTGCTATCTTAATACGTTCACGAATAGCCCATAAGTTAGCCTTTGTTTTTATTATTAATAGTTCTAGTTCCATTAAAATAGTTTTAGTTGTTTTATGTTTACTTGTCCGCTGTATATTCGTTCCGTGTTTGGGTCTATAAGGTCTGCGAACTCTATTTCGCAAAATGTACCACAGTCTGGCAATATTGGCGGTTCGTGTTTTCCTTCGTTTGGTTTAAGGTCTGCCAGAAATTTACCTTTAATGCAACTAGCGCCTGTTTGTATTTCTAGGTCTGCCATTCGTTTGTAATATTCTGGAAACTCTTTACGTATTTTGTTCCAGTAACCTTTACCACCTTTTACACAACCTATACAGTTGTTATTGTGAAAGCCTAATAAATACATTTTAGGTAGTTGTATGCCGTTTATTAGCAAAAGTTCGGCGCATTGTTCTTTTGATAGCTTGCGCTCAATAAGTGGAAATAATGGCTTCGCTTTCGGGTGTTGTTCTGCAAAACGAATAGCCCTATTAATTTCCTTACGCGAAAACTCAAAGCCAAATATTTGTCCGTCGTAGTCTATTTCCTTTTCTACTTTATAGCGTACATTCTTTTTTAATTCTAGCGTGCATCTAGCGCCAGCTGGACCGTTAATATATTTTGTTTTTTCTATTACGTCGAACTGGTCTATATACTTTTCGCTTCTTACCTTATTAACTTTTTTACCTAGCCAACGTTCGCAGTCTGATATAAAGCGTTCGTTATCTGGGTGCGCGCTATCTATAACCATATAGTAAAGTTCTACATTGTCTAGTCCGTATTGTTCTATAGCTATCTTACAAGCTACGGCGCTGGTAACGCCACACGAAAACCAAGCTATTTTTTTCATTTTAAAAACGTGTTTGTTGTTCTGGTTTGTAATATGAGCCCCTATTTGCGTAAACTCGGTTGCCTTTGTAGTCTAGCATATAGTACTGGTATCGGTCTACGTCTAGAAACATTTTATAAATTCCGTTTTTACTTACGCCTTTTGGTTTACTCTTTGCTACTTTTAAATGTACTTCGTTTTTTTCTGCACCCGTTCCGTCGCCGTTAGCTAGTCCGTAAGGTGGTCGCCACGGTATTAACACGCTTAAACCTTTTCTAAACCATACTTGGCCACCCGCAAAGTCGCGAGCGCTAGGTATAGGGAAATAACTAACGTCTGTGCCAGCTATTGTTTTACCAGTTACCATAGGTTGGTCGCGAACGTGGTTAATTACGCAGTTGTGGCGTCCAGTTTTACGTGCGTTCTTCCTAACTAGCCCTAGAATACGGCTTAAATACTTGTCTTCACGGCCCAAGTCGCTACCTATGTATTCTTCGCTTAACTCATTCCACGGGTCTATAGTAGTGGTATGTATTTTAATACCTTCTTTTTGCTCTATTTCGTCTATAAGGCTGTAAAATTTAGTTATAGTTAAATCCTCGTCAATAGGGTCTATTACTATGAAGTGTTCGTTTACAAACATTTCAGCGCTTACTTGTTCGCCGTTAGTCATAGAGTTTTGGCCTTGTACGTATGGCTTACCTATGTACTTGTAGCATAGTTCTGCGTATATTTCAGCTGCGCTACCAGTTTCTGGGCTAAATATAGCGTGTCGCCAGCCGTGTAAACACGAAAGGTTTATAAGAAACTCAAACCAAAGTTCTGTTTTACCGCTTGCGGGTGCTGAACCTATATAAGTTGTACAACCTTCTTTAATTGTAAAGGGTAACATTTCCCAGTCCCAGCCTACGCCTTTTCCTTTTACGTCTTTTTGTAGGCGTATTTCGAACATTTCGGCGTTTAAATTGTGTAGTCTAGTGTACATTTATTCCCAAATTTGTGCTGGTGCAGTTATCTTAATTTCTGGTATGTATGGGAGTGTATTTAAAAGCGTGGCCTTCCATTTTAAAATAGGTTGCATTTTACCGCCTTTATTTGTACACCATTCATTCTCTATCCAGCTTTCGTATTTTAGTTTTAAGTCTTGTTGGTTTAGTAGTGGTTTCTTTTCCAAAGCAAAAGATAAAAACTCGCTATACGAAGGTATATTTATATTCTTTATTTCTTTATATTCTTTAGTTGTTGCCCTTTGTTTGCCCATTTGCTTGCCCTTTGTAGTACATTCTACTTGTAACTTTTCCCATTTTACAAGGGTTACAGCTTGCCATTTGTTTGTCGCGTAGCGTGCCACTTCTTTGGACGTTTCTAGCTTGTCCATAGCTGTACGAGTTTGCTTGACCGAAAGGCCTATTTCTTTAGCCAAGTTTTCCCAACTGGTAACCATTGAACCAGCTTTAATTGTTTGCCCTTTCCACTCCTTGTCTTCGTAGTTTACCGATAAAAGTAAGTGAACTAGCAAACGCGTTGCGTTGTGGTCGTCGTACCATTCCCAGTCCTTAAGTGTTTTGTGTAATTTAATCCAACCGCTCATTTTACTGCCTTAAAATAAAAAACCCCTTTCAGCGTTCGCAAGGCAGTGCTACTAACCGAAAAGGGTTCAAATAATGTTTTACGTGGGTCTGCCTACCCGTACAAATATAACGTTTTATTCTACAAAAGGTTGCGTCTGGTCTTTATATTTTTCGTACAAACCTATTTTTATCCGTCTTTGTATGCGTTTAACGTCCCTAAAATTGGTAGCGTCTAGTATGTCTTGGCGCAAGTCGTAGCCTTTTATTTTTCTTTTGCGTTCGATAGGTACGTAAATACTCCCTTCTAGTTCTTGGCGTAGTATGTTTGTTTCTGCAATATATTCTGGGTCTTGGTAACTCATTAAGTCGGCGTGGTTACGTAAGCCGTGAATAATAGTAGCGTGGTTTTTACCGAAAATTTCCCCTATTTGCATAAGGTTAAGCTGTAAGGCACGTAACTCATTCATTAAGTAGTAACGCTTGTATATGTAAAAACGCTGTCTGTTTACTTTGGTTAAGTCAAAGTGGTCTATAAGTTCGTGTATTACTTGCAGTCTGTCCTTCATATTTCCGTTATTTTAAACTTTCCTAGATTATAGTTGTCTGTGTTTAGCAGTTCACTTTTAAAGTAGTATGCTAGGCTTTTAGAATAGAAACGCCATTCTTGCACAGCGCGCCCACCTAAATAGTATGTAAGTAAGTATTTCATATTTCTTGCATTTTAATTTCACAAATTCGGTTATAAAGGTCTTCGTTAAAGTTAGTCCAGTATCGGTTAATTCTGTATCTGTTAAACGAACCAACTATTCTCGTCGAAGTTGTCGTAATAGTCTGCCCATTCAGCGTCGTACATTCTTTTACCATAGGTAACAAGGTGGTCCAGCGCTTCGTCTGCGTCTGCGAGTGGTGTGTTTTCTTCAAATTCATAGTTATATATTTTAATTGTGTCGGTATCGTTATACCAATTTATTACTAGTTGTATTTCTACATTTCCTATTTGTTCGCCCGTGCGGTTGTCTAAAACACGGACCTCAATACAGCCGTTACTATCTACGTTTGTAAGCTGTTCAAATTCGAATTTACTATTTTCCATATTTTCTTGTATAAACTCCTTGTGCATACTTGGCCCAGTCGCCCTTTAATTCGTAAGTCTGTTTTTCAATTTGGGTATTTTCCGTCATTACGTCGAATACTGGGGGTGTATTGGTGGAACAAAGCCACACAATAACGGACGCAATAGGCAAAAAGAATATTACAATATGCTTGAAAAAGTCTTTGTCTTCTTGTTCGAGTTCGTGCCATTCGGCTCTTAAATTATTTAGCGTTTTCATCTTTTCTATTTTCGTGTTTAATTAAACTGATTAAAGTAACAGCAGTATTCCACCTAGCGCGTGCTAGTTTAGTAGCTTCGTAGTCTGCGCCGTAAACAAGTTCTGCATTTTTTAAAGCGTCCCATAGCTTGTCTGCTTCTTGGTCTAGCATTGTAATAATTTCGTTTGTTGTCATAGCGTTTGTGAATTAAAATAATTGTCTGCTACCGCCTTTTTGATAATAGCTTTTTAAAGTTTCAAGGTTAGTTCCTTTTTCTTTTAGACTTAATAATAATTGCTCAAGTTCGTCTCGTAATTGGTCTTGTTCAAAAGATAATAGTAAGTCTAATAATTCTTGTGTTGTTTCTTGTGTTTTCATAGTGTTTTGTTTTATTGTTGTGCCTTATTGACCTTACAAAGATATATACAAATATCAACCTACCAAACTTTTTAACAAATTTTTTTCACATTTTTTTTATTTCCTAGTGTTTACAAGGCCTACAGACGCAAAATATTTTTCGATATATTACATTATTGTAATGTATAGGTAGCAGAATTTGCCACTTTATGTATAGTGAAATGTAAAATTTATACGTGATAAGATATAAAAAACGGAAAAACGACTTATTTATATGTTATAGCATACAAAAAAGCCACCCCGAAAGGTGGCCTTAAACTATGAAACGTAGGTAAAGTTACGTAAAAAAGTATTCGTTTATGCTTTTGCGGTGCTTGTCGTAGTTAAAATGTACAAAGCCCGACCTACCTAGCTGAAAGTTCATAGCCACCCAGTTACTAGACGGGCTAAAAGCTGGGTAATTGTAGTACTTAAACAAGTCACTACTTGCGCTATCAAATAAATATAAGTGGCTGTCGCCTTTTTCGAATGTTATATCGTAGCCTTTATTAAGTAATTGCTTCGTATTTAGGTATCCTAGTATTCTATTAATCTGGTTCGGGTCTATTTTCGGCTTAAATCCGTTCTTTAAATTGTGCGTGTCTTTTCCGTGTGTAGTTACAAAGCAATAATTATCTATTATTTCGTAGTCTATAAACGATGTCTGGTTAGTTACGTGTACGTTTTTTAAGTCGCGTTCTACATAAGTCTTGAAGAACTGGTTAACAAAGTACGAAAAGTCCCCGCTATGGTTGTCGTTACAAATGTTTCGTATTTCGATAGTCTTATAATAAGGTGCAAGGGCTTGAACTAGACCAACTTTAAACTGAAAGCCAACGTCAAACGCTTTCTGGTTGCTCATATTTTGCGGTAAGGAGTGGCCGCCCCTAGTAGTTTGCCCGTTAAACCCGTCTAAATAGTCGCCTAAATCTAGTATGTAAAGCGTGTCGCTGTTCTGTTTTTCTAGCGTGTAGCTTACCATTTGTTCTAAACGTTCGAATAGTATTGTTTCGTTCCATTCTACGTCGTACATATTACGCCCTTTGTCGCTGGCGTCCATTCCTATATGCACGTCAGTAAATACTAGCTTGTCAAATAAGCCGTTATAGCTTCGTTTTTTTATAGGTTGTATTTCTAGCTTCGGCGCGTTTTCAATTAATGCCTTAAAGTCTACGTCTTTAATATCGAAGTTGCTACCGAAAGACGGGTTCTTAAAGAAAAGGCTGGCATCATTTGTTTTGAGCCAGCCGTGCTTTACGTCTTTGTCGTCTAGTCCTAGTTCGTTAGACTTATTTTTAATAGCCCTATATTGTGCTACTATTTCAAATTCTTCACGCGTAATGCGTGGCCTAAATTTACTCATATAGTGTATTTAGAAAACTTAAGAAGCCACTTTGTAATAAAGCCAGCCCCAAAGCCTATAACAAACAGCCATAAGTTCGGCTTTTTATTCTTATTCTTTTCAGTTTTATACTTTACGACCTCAACTTTTTCTATCAATTTAAGCGTGTCGCGTTTCAGTCTGTACTCTATTCGTGTTTCTAGTCGCGTTTTAGGCACGAAAGAACGCTTGTGACGAATGATTGTATCTTTCTGGACTATTACCCTTTCCCAAGCTATAGAGTCCCTTAAAACGTACGGAATTGAGTCAATAGAATTTATCGTAATAGTGTCGGCTATAGTGTCGCATCTGTAACCCTTCTTAATTGCTTTACGAACGTGGTAATTTGCGCTACAACTTGTCACAATTATTGCCAAAATTAGTGACAAAACAAGGGTGTAGCCTTTAAATTTAATTTTTTTCATAAGGGTATAGCTTTAAAATTCGTGAATAAGGCAATAAGATACTAACTTTTCACGCTTTAATAGCCCTATCATTACCTTGTAGTTAGGTATATTGTTGACTACTTGACAGCCAGCGGACCACCAGCCGACGTTAGTGCCAGACATTTTAGTTAAGTCGTACGTGTTTGGGTGGAAATTAATACCGAAATAACCTTCTTGAAGTTTGCCTTGTTCTTCGGACTTGTCGTCTTTGTCTGTGTCCCTAAATACCTTTACTTTGTTACCTAACTGTAAAAGTGCTTCTACTTTACCGTTGTGTTTTCCGTATTTCCAAACGTTATAATACCATTCGTTAGCTTTAAGTACAGCCGCCCCGTCTTTGTTAATCTTTTCGAACTGGCGTAGTGTAGGAGTTCCCGCGTTGGTAGTCGCAGAAGTTACCAAAACAAAGTCTTCGTTTTTAAATAGGTAAATTTTGTCATCAAAGCGGTTCGGTAAGTCGTCTAAAGAACGGACACCAAGTAACCAATAGCCAGACGGAATACTTTTAAAAGACGAAAGGCTCTTAACCTTTTCTAGCAGTTCTTTGTCGGTGTAAGGTCTTACCATTTGTCCAGTTTTTTGTCCGTTTTACTGGACATTTTAAGTGTTTTACACCTTAATTAAGTGTTATTTACTTTAAGTCTTCTAGTTGCTCTTTGCTACGACGTACAAACTTTAGGAACTTGTCCCAAACGTTTACACCAGTAACAGAAAAATAGCTTTCGTTTATGCTTTTGATTTCTGTAAAAACACAGAAGAAAGTAAACATTTTCGTTAACACTAGGTCAATAGCTATGAAGTGGCCTAGAATGTCAGCGACTACAAACTTTTCTAAAAGGAATATAAATACAATAGCGCCAGAATAAAGAAGGCTTTTGCTAATTGTATGGCTCAAACGTCTTGAACGTATAGAAGTCCAGCCAGACTTTTTAACGCTTCGCCAAATACCGAAACACGTATCTAAAATAATAGCCAAAACAGCAATAAAAACTAGCGGCTTAACTGGCGCCAGAATAGATAGTAAAGCAAATATAAAAGCTTGTAGTTTTGTACTCATTAGAAAACCATTATAGCGTTATTATAACCGTTGTCATTATAGCGCTGGCCACAACGTCCGTAACAAGTACCTACGCAGTCGCACGCTTCAATCTGTGGGCGTAAATCTGTGTCGCGGTTTTCCTTACTAGTAAATAACGGAAATAGATTTTTATTAGCTAGCAACCATTTAATTAAGCGGGCCTCAAAGAAACTAGCTTTTTGTGCGTAGTGTTCCATTCCGAAAGCTACTTCTGCACGGCTAACGCTACCCGAGTAGTCGCCGAACTGCGTTTGTAGACCTTTGTTCTTAAGTTGGTAAGATAACCCGAATACTGCATCTTCTGCCGAACGCCACGCTACAACTGGCTGAATAAATTTAACTAGGTCTTCTTCGTCGTTAGTTAGCGTCTGCGTATTGTACGCGTCTAGCATATAGTTATAGAATACAGAACCTAGAATAGGTTGCACGCGTAAGTCTGACTGCGTTTTAATGTACGGCGTTACGTCTGTTACGTCTACATTTGCAGTAATAGGCGTGTTCGTTTTTAAGTAGGTTTCAGTTATAAAATAAATCATTGTGCGGGCGTGTTTAAAGGTGGTAAACTAGCCAAAGCGCGTAACTCGTTAGGTGTCATTTGCTCAATAACTTTTTGCGCTATACTAGCTTCTAAACTATTTAAGGCATCTACTACCTTTAAAATTTTCTCGTCGCGTTCTACAATAGCGTCGTTAATAATCTGAAAATTACGAATATGAAATTCTGCGCTTAAACGGCAAATATTTAGCAATTCTTGGAAAATTTCGGCTACTTGTTCGCGTAAAGGAATTACAACGTTCTTTTCAAAGATAATGTAGGCTTGTTTAATGTCCGAACCATTACCCAAAGAGCCCGCTGTACGAACACCTAATAAGATAGGGTCAATAGTATGTGCAAAACAAATTTGCTCCGTGTTTAAGCCGCTAGCTTCTTGAAAAAGCTTGTCGTTTTGGTTCGTTGGTATGCTTTCAATCTTTGGTAACTGGTCTTGACTATTTGCAAAAAATGCAACACCTTTACCAGCGTTAGCCGCTCCTTTCATTCTGTCGATAGTGTCGCGTAGTACTTTCTTTTCTTCTTCGCTTTGTGGGCGTTTAGGAAAAAGCATAGCAAAAGACGGGAAAATAGAGTTCTGAATGTTCGACTTTGCAAAGTAGGAAAGTTCGCCAGACAAGAAAGCAAAGTTTAACGCACTTGAATACTGTGGTAATGGGTAATAATCTTGTCCGATACTAGGTAACTCATAGGCCCAAAGCTGGCATTTGTCAGTATTTAGCGGGTGGTAAGGCTTAACTTCTTCTACGTCAATTCTAGATGCCCAGTCGTCGCATAAATAGTAACGGTCTTTTTTATTGTTAATACGTACTTTTTCTGGGCTTACGTTTTCGATAGTTTTTACCTTTCCTTTTTCGTCAAAATACAGCTTAAAGTAAACGCGGTGGTGCATTACTAGCTGTTTGGTTACGGCCTTTACAGACTTTGAAAGCCTCATTTTCTTTTCCCAAGTGTAAAGCGCTAGCTTTTCGTCTGGTGTTAGCTTGTCCGTCTTTAGTTCGTAGCCCGCACCGATAGTAGCGTTAACTTTAAAGTCTACGATAGCCCCGTGTAATGGCGAAGTAAAGTAAATCTGGTTAAGAATTTCTGGGTAAAGGTTGTCTTGTCCGAAAGGAACGTAACCCGCAATTTGATAGCGTCCGTTTACGTAAGGGAGTGACAAGTCGCCACGTCCTATTTTACCAAAAGGCGTACTAAAAGACTGGTAGCCTTCTATTACTTCTGTTTTCGGTTGTTTAAATCTGTCAAAAATTCCCATTTGTTAGTCGTATATTGAAGAAACAGAAGCGCCAGCTACAACTAAACGCCCTTCTTCTATTAAATTAAGTCCTTCTGTGTTCGTGTTTTCGTCTATAGTTATAGGGTCTGCGCTTTCAAAAACGCTGTACGTGTATTGCCCTTTAATTAGTTCTACGTCTACGCCTTCTTCTAGCGTGAATAGGTTGTATCTGGTAGGCCAACTACTCGTATCTTCGCCAACCCAAAAGATAGGCTCTACAGCGGTGTTATATTCGCCCTCAAATACAAATAAATAAAAGGGGTCTACTAGTGTAGTAACTTCCGTAAGCGTTAAAGCAAAGGTGTTAAGTTGCCCTTTATCAATGTAAATCATAACAATATTAAGTTTTAAAAGCTTAACGTTCAAAAACACAAAACCCCCTTAAGTAGGGGGCTAGTGTTATTCGAATAAATAGGGGCTTCTTAAACAGTAAGACCAGCAATAATTGTAGGGTCTACTTCGTAAGCCAAAGTTTCGTTTTCAGCAACCAAAGTAAGCGAATACTTCGAGCCGTCCGCGCGAGTTGTTCCCGAACCTTCGCCGTAAGCTGAAACTTGCAAGTATGGGAAATACCAATATTTGCCGTTTGCGTCGCCTACAACCGCGTTCAAGTATTGTTGGCCAGCGCCTAATACTTTAATAGCGCGGCTTTTTTCTTGTTCGCGTCTGTGAAACATTAAGTTAATAGTTTGAGTAACGTAGCTAGAACCGTTTACTAGGTCAATAGTACCATCTTCTGTGTAGCTAGAAGTATTACGTTTAAACTCTAAAGCAACGTAAGGCGAAGAATGAGTAATAGCGGTTACCTCCCAGTTCGTACCAGTTTCGTTAGTTGTAATTGCAGTAATGTTATCTTGTTGGTTAACTAACAAGGTATAGATACCGCCGCTGTTGTTGTCACAGCTTTTTAAGATTTCTTCTAATGTAGCGCAAGCCATATCTTTTAAATTTAAGTGTTATAAAAAAGGGCGGCGTTTTATGGCCGCCCCGTATGTTTTTAAATTGCAGTTAACGATTAGTCAAAGCAAACGTTATACATAACAATTTGGTCTGGGTTCGTGTAGTGGAAACCAGCTTTCAAGTTAGCACGTGTACGGATGTACGGCTCTGCAACTGAATCAGAAAGGTTAACAGCTTTCAAAGCTTTAGCGTCGCCTTCTGCGTCAAATGCGTAGATAAGGTCTGTCTTAAGCGCAAGAACCATAGTGCTAGTTGGCATACCTTCTGCAAGAACGATTTTAATACCCAAGAATGTAGGTGCTAAAGGTGCAGTAACATAAGTTAAAGTGTTACCAGAAGCCGCTGCAATTTGGTAGTTAACGAATACGTCAGAAGAAACGAACAAACGAAGGTCAGCACGTTTAGCTTGAACAGCCGCTGGGCTAGCTTGAAGTACTGCAGTCATTTGAGCCAATACGTTAGAAGACGTAATAGCACCAGAATACAAACCGTTTACAGCGTTGTCGGCACAAAGTCTTTTAATGTAACCGTCACAAAGGCCAAGAACTGCGTCTTCGCTTGTTGTGTCGCCTTGCCAACGGATTAACTCTAGGTCGTTACCGATACGTGCCGCCATTTCTGTCCAGTAGTAAGACATAAAAGAAGCTACAGTAAAGTCGCCGTTAGAACCTTGTGACATTTGTAATGCCAAGAATGATTGCTCTAGGTCGAACTGACAGATTTGAGCCATAGCTGAAAGCGCACAAACGTCAATGTCAACTGCATCTAGGTTGTCTGTAGGTGCAGAAAAGTTACAAGTAGACGGCGCAAGAATGTTACCGAAAGTAACGTTAGCTAATTTAGTAGCTGACTTAATACCTGGTAAAGTACGGTAGTTGTCTGCGATGTCTTCTGTTAAATAAGCTTTTGAATAAAACTCATCTGGGTTAGGACATAACAACGCGTTTGTGTCTACGTCCAAGTCAAATTTTAGGTTTCTAATCATTGTGTTGGTTTTTATTTTGTTTTTATTTTGTTACTTGTTTGATGCGCGAAACGCTTTAAACTTGTCGAAAGCCGACATTTTTACGTCCTTCATTTCGAGTTCGTCTTCTACTTCTTCTTTAGCTACGCCGAGTTCTTCGATTTGGTTTTTCAAGTCTGCAACCATTCCGATAATAGCGTTAACTTGTTCTTCGATAATAGGCATAACGATAGCTTTAATAGCTTCGGCGTCTGCAGTTGGGTCTACAGCCATTTCTGTAGCTACTTCTTCTTCGACTACTTCTTCTTCTGTTACGCTAGTGTCTTCGAGTGCTACTTCTTCTGTAACTTCTTCAGTTACTTCTGCTAGTTCTACTTCTTCTTTTTCGACTTCTTTAATTTCTACTACTTGGCCGTCTTTAACCACGTAGATTTTACCTTCGATAAGGTGTTCTCCGTCTGGGAAATTCATACTATTTTGTTTTATATGTTTACTTAATTTCATTCCCAAGAAGCCCTCAATAGAAAAGCCTAGCTGCTCGTTTTTTACTAGTTCGTTATAATACTCTTTGTCCGTTACTTGGGCTGTGAGCATTAACGTTCCTTTCGGTACTTCAATTCCGTAAGTAGTAAAGGCTTTATCTTGGGTTGGGTTTTCCACTATCCACGCTTCGAGAATGTACGCGGGTACTTCTTTAGCTTGGTCGTGTTCTAGGTTAAAAACGTTTTTGTTCTGCAAGTCTTGCATAAACTTAACGTGTATTTGTTCGATAGTTTCTTCTTCGAATTGTACGTAGTACTCGCCAGCTTCGTCGTCGCGTCTGTAGATTTCCATAGGAATCATAGCGGGCGCCGTTACTCTATATTTAAGTTCGTCGGAAAAGAAACGTTTGGCTACATTCTCAAACGCCATACCCTTAACTTTAATAGCTGGGTTCGACGTGAACGCAATTTGTTCGATACCTAAATTTTCCCCGTCTGAATATTCGGGGTCTATTGTAATTTTGTAAATAGGTAAATCATTAACCATAACGATATTAAAAAAAGTCTATATTTGTTCAAAAATTAATAACTATGGTAACTATTTTAGGACGGGAAATACCCAACGAATTAAGCGAGTTGACTATACAGCAATTCGAAGACATTACAGAAATTCACGCTAACGAAAAGCTAGACCACGTAGAAAAACATCTAGAAGTGTTTAAGTATATGGGTCTACCAGAAGAAATTGAAGACGTAGACTTTGAAGACTTTAAAGAATATATCCGTCTTTTTAACACGGCTAAAAGTCCAGAAGGTGTTTTGTTAAAGCGTTTCGAAAACGACGGCTACACCTACCAAGCTTACAACGAAGAATGGAAACTAACAGCCCGCGACACGAAGCTAATAGAAAAGATTTTATTTCATAAACACAAAGGCTACATTTCCGAAGTGTTAGCGGTGCTGTTCAAACGCACGGACCTAACCAAAACAGAACACTACACCGACGCTCACGTAAAGTTTAAGGCAAAAATTATACGTGAAATGCCAGCCGAAGTTGCAGTCCCTTACTTGGTGGCTGTAGCTGAAACAATTAACAAACAAGTAGAGCAACTGAATGAACCTACCGAGTAGCTGGCACGAAGTTAAGCTATACCAGTTTAAGGAACTACGCCAGCTATCCGAAGTTGGCGGGTTCTTTAACACACAGCTAGAAACCCTAGCTATATTGGCAGACATACCTACCGAACAACTAGAAGACCTAGAACTAGAAGAAGTAAGTAAGCTATTTAAGTCTGTTAAGTGGGTGCTGAATGAGCCTAAAAAGGGGCTGTATAGTGAACTATCTATAGACGAACAGACCTACATACTAAAACCATTCAAGAAACTAACGCTAGACGAGTTTATAGACCTTGAATATTTCCTACAAAACGACTACTTAAAACATATTACGCATATAGTTTCCGTGTTTTGGCGGCGTACAGAACTAGACAAGTGGCTAAATGTACACTTTGAGCCGTATATATTTAGCCCATTCGACAGACAAGAAGACTTTGAAGAAGTAAATGTTACAGAAGTTTACGGCATTATCCCCGAATACCTAAAGTATAGGGACGAGTTTATGAAGAAATACGAAAACTTGTTTAATTCTGACGACATAAACGACGAAGAACCCATTAACTCCAAAGATTTTGACAGCATAGAAGAATATAAAGCCGAACTTAAAGAACGTGAACAAAGTAAAAAGGCCCGCAAGTGGGGCTGGGAAAGCCTACTATTTGACTTAACAGAAGGCGACATAACAAAAGTAAAGGCAGTCGGTGAACTGCCCTTAATCTTTGTATTTAATATGTTAGCTATGCGTAAAGAAATGGGCTATCTAGACTCCAGTAAACTCTAGCGGCCATTCAAAGTTTCCGCCGATAGGCTCAAAGGTATAAATCAAACTACGCTTTTCCCCTAGAATTGTAGCCACTTGTAAGATAGGATAGCGTTGCGCCATCCATTCCGTGTATTGCTCGAATATTTCTGCTGTAGTTCCGTTAGCGGCTAGGGCTTCTGTAAGCTTTTTACATAAGTCAAACTTAACCATATTAACCGTACCATTGTTTAGATACCCGAAATAGTACATAGCTAGAATTTGAATTTCTAGTTCGCCTAGCGCTGGTATCTGCGCGTTAATACGAATACTATCGTAAAGGCTACCAGTATCTATAAGCGCTTCGCTGGCAATAATTTGCTTAAGCGTTTTAGCTATCTTATTACGGGTTTTATATTTGACGTTGAAAACGCCGTTATTCTTGTACGCCATTCTCTAAAAATTGCGGTGTGTAAGGGAATTCTTCTGTAACGGCGTGTCCAGCAAATGCGTGTTTCGGGTTCTTTGGTTCTACCAAGTTTGCCCCGAAGTCGTATGTCTCGGAACTCATTACGTCATAGTGGTAACCGTCAGCGTAAACTGGTGGGGTTACTATTTCCATTCCATCCATTTCGGGTGGGGTTACCATAATCAACCCAATTTCAACAACTGCTTGCACTCCGCTTCCGTATGCTTCGTGTTTTTCTCCGTTGAACTCCACCTCTACAAGAATGCCTTTAGCTTTTAAGTCGGCAACCGCTGCCGCTTTGTCTGTGTAAGTAAGTTTAAAGATATTCATATTAAATAGTTGTAAGTTGTGCGAGTTGAGTATTTGTAAGGCGTGTTTTCCAAAGGGCTGCGGCTTTAATATTTCCTATTCCATCAAGAACACCACCAAATTGACCAATATTTACACTATTTAAAGCTGGAACACTTCCGCTTGATGATGTTGCAATTTGAACACCATTAACATAAAAAGCAAAGTCATTCGTTTTATAACCGATTGCAATTTTTACATTTTGACCTAATGATGTTGGGGTGTATGAAGTAAATGCGATTGCTGAACCTCCGCTTCGGACTTGAATGTAATATACACCATCAAACGGATATAAACGAACTGATATTTGATTGCTTATTGTGTTGTCGCTGATTGCAAATAAATAAACACTATCCCCTAATCCACTACTTGAACCAGTTGAAATTGCACTTCCTTCAACAAACAAAGTACCCTCTGTTTGTCCTATAAGCGAACTAATACCAGTCTTTGAAATAACATCTGCGTTGCGTGTTACACTTGCAGAGGTTGTTGGTATGTATGAAGTGGCGTAGGAACCCGCTTCGAGTTGTGCACCGTAAGCGTATATGTATTGGTCTCCCGTATTTACAAGGTCAATCCTTGCAGTAATATTACCACCCGTGTTTGCAAAAGTA